CCAGCTTTTTGACAAACATAAAAATCCCGCCGCCTGCAAGGCCCGCAAACACATCTCCGGCTGATATGTTTTCTGAAATCCATGTCAAAGCGCCGACAACTGCATCTTTTATGTGTCCTGCAACGGTTGAAATTACGCTTCCGACTTTCGAAAACACACTTCCAAGATTGCCAAAAGAATCTCGCACAAATGAGCATGCATCCGATATGCCGTTCAGTGCTTTTGTGATTGTCTCGCTGACAACCGCAAAGCCGTTTCCGTTCTCAATCCCCTCATTCAGCTTGATAAAGAATGCGCCAAGCGATGAGGTGACATCAAGAACCGAGTTCCCAAAGGACGAAACCGCGCCGCCAGTAAGAAAACTCATAACCGGTTTTACAATTGCCGAAATCGCTTTTCCACCAATATCGAAAAGTGAAAATACGCCTTTAAAGGTTGTTTTTAATTTTGTAGCCGCACCTTCGCTGAGCTTCAAATTTTCCGTAAAGTCTCGTAAATCTTTGGTGAATTTCGTAAGTTGCCATCCTTTTAGAGAAGGAAACACCTCTCGAAATGCCTCATTTACGGGTTTAATTACGCTTAAAATGCCATTAAAGGAATTTTCAAGACTCTCTATCAGAGCCAGCCTACCGCCAGATCGATTCCAAGCAGCAAGAACAGTATTTCGAGCGGCCGACTGCCGTTCAATAAATCCTCCTACGACTTCGCTTACACCGGTCCAGAGTTCTTTGGCTTCTTCGAGATTACCGAACACAAGCTCCCAAGTTGTAGCCCAACCAGAGCCAACCGCTTCTTTGAGCGTGTCCATCAATTGGCTGAATGTCTTTACATCCTGCGCCGCCGAAAAGGCCTTCTTGCCGATTTCTGTTGTTTCATCAGCATAATCTTTCAGCGTATCAACCAGCACTTCCGTGGTCATCCACTGATAATTCAAGCTGTCATTGAAGTTTTTAGTCGCATCAATAGTCATGTCCATCGTCGAGCCCTGATTGTTTTTGGTCAGGACACGATACATGCCATCAGCCTGCTTTTCGACTGTCCCGGCTGCCTCCGCCGCTTTAAGCAATTCGTTCTTAAATTCGACAGTTGCCATGTTGGCGTTTTCGATAGACTTCCAGTCAATTAGCTTTACGTGCCCTGCCGACAAAGCCTGCGCAAAGTTATACATAGCCCGGGATGCTTCATTTGTATTCGCACCAGATATTGCAGCCTCATTGCTGATACCTTTGATTGCCAGAACGGCATCTTCAAGTTTGACGCCAGCATTGGTGAATTTTCCAATGTTTTGCGTCATGTCGGCAAACGAGTAAATAGTCTTGTCCGAATATTCGTTTAAGTCCGCTAAGTAGCCATTGACTTCTTCTAAGGAGGCACCGGTGCTTGCCATAATTGTCTGAATCGAACCCATTTTGAGTTCGTATTCATTAAATCCCTGTGATACAGGCTCTATCGTCAGCGAGTGGAGCATTTGCTTACCCGCATTGATTGCAGAGTTTGTAATATTGGCAAGGGCCGTTACTGCCATGACCTCAAAGGCTGAAAATTTTGCTTGGACTGTTTCGACAGCACTGCTCAAACCCGAAAAATTCAGTTTTTTGCTTGCTGCGTCCACATTTTCGAGACCTTTTGTCGCCCCTTCCATATTTAAGCTTTTCTTCAACCTGTCGAGTGTCGATAAACTGGTTTGAACATTGTTTTCGAACTGCTTATTATCAAACCGCATCTCAACGACTTTCTGGTCGATAACGTTGCTCATTGGGCAGTAACCTCCCTCCACGCTTCATTTGCAATTTTGTCAAAAACAGGCTGGATAGCAGGATTGATGTAATCTCTCCCAGCTACCCAGCCGCCAGTTCCCGTTCCGTGTCCGTATTGTAAAATGACAGCAATCGGAACTCCATTTTGAACATTTGAGTTGTAAAAAGAAATCGCAACCGAGCCTTTTCGGTTCTCGATTTTGTAGTGCCACGACCGTGCCGTCAGGCCTGAATCAACAGGTGTTGCAGACGCAAGGGCGGCCACTCCCTCTCGACCATATTTATCGAGATCACCAAGTCGAACAGCCTCTTTAGCCTTTTCTAAAAATCTCGTTAGTTTGGAAAAGTCGCCCTTTTGTCTGAAACTTATCATCTACAAAATCTCCTCACGCAGTTTTTGTAGTGCCTCCGTTCTTAAACCATCCCGGAAAACAGCACGAGCAGAATTCACGCTCGGCAGCTTCTCTTTCAGCTCTCACACGGATATCAAACGGATGTCCGTCCTCATCCAAGCGCATCACCGCGTATGTGTGAACCGGATTGGCCGTCAAACTACGACACAGAATGAATTGTCTAGTGGACGCTAATATCTCATAAGCGTCTCCAACCGTACCGATACTTTTCTCCATGTTTTTCTCCCTTCGCTGAATTATCAGCCTCTTGATCCCAACCGCTTTCTCCGCTCAGCATTAAGAGCTGCATTTCTACGCATGATTTCCCTTCTGCTGTGCTTTTTAGGCGGTTGATTTTTGATGTTGCATACCTTAATAAGTGTCAAAAGTCGATTAAGATGCCATTTCTGATACTCAGGAGGTATGTTTAAAGCAATCATCCAATAATAGATGATTTCGGAAGTCACTTGCTCATTGTTAGGGCCAGTTGCTTTTTCGTTAGAAAAATATGTGGCCGTCATTGGAGCGTTGATGTATGCGTTTACCGCATCAACGTTTTCTTGCGTAAGATTCAGATAAACTTCCGGATTTACATTCTGCGTAATGGTCATACATTTTATATAGTCCAGGGTCTCTTCAAGGGTCTTGTCCTTTTTCGAAAGAAATGGAACACACCATTTTGATTCCCATTTGGCAAGTGAAACAAGAGAGTGCTCCAACTGAAGGGTTTGGCCTTTTCTGTATACGAACTCTTCTTTTTTCTCGTCCCATAGTTCGTCAGAATCTGGTATAATTAGCTGAAGCATAGATACTCTCCCTCTCACTGTTATTTTCTTTATCCATTTGCCTTCGGAGCAATCGCCAGCGGAGGTTCAACTTTGCGATTTGGAAGGACGCCGTTCACAAATGCAGCTGCCTCTTTAGCATTTGTAGCGAGTTCCATATACAGCTTCGAGAAAGCCTCGGTTTCGGTAAATTCGGCAAGAATCTCAGGCGACTTCATAAATCTGCGACCATCGGGACTTTTTACACCATAAGCGTTGCTGATAAAATCCCTGAACACCTTGATGAGTGCAGCCAGATCTTTTGCATTTACCATCCTCCGAATCATTTCGGTATAGCCTCCGCTGGTACCGATTTCCAAATCTATACACTCTGCTTCCGTGAGGTTAAAATAAAAATCCTCACTTCTCTCGGTTCCGTTATAGTCGACGTACTCAATTGTTTTCTTAATCATTTCTGTTTTCCCCTTTCAAAAAAAAGAAGGGAGCCGCGAGTAAAAACACTCAAACGGCTCCCCCATTCAACTAACTAGATTTATAACTACTTATGCCCCTGCGCCAACCAGAGCAACGACCTCATCAGGAAGCGGCAGTCGCGGTTCCGCCTCGTCGCCACCGTACAGGATAGCTTCCAATGCAGTCAACTTTTCAGGAGCAACCTTTGTCGAATCGATGGTCAAGGATGCAGTGGGTTCGAAGCCCTCTACGTTGACCGGGGTTGTACTGACTTCCCACGAGAAGGTGATAGCATCGGGACTGTCATTGATTGAGGTGTACCCTTTCTCGGAGGGAGCTGCCAGACAGCCGTAAATCAAATGCAACTTGTAGCCATGGTCTGCACCTTCGGTGTCATTACCGATCTTGGTGCGATAACACATGCCGAATGTCTCCCGTTTCTGCTGACCAATCATCACGCCGGGAGCAACTTCCGCAGAGCCGTCACAAACAGCGAATTCGTCAGGATATGTATAAGCCTCGATGGTTGCACCGAACTCTTCTACACTCATCAGATTCAGGTATTTAATATTGTCCGCCCAAAGTGGGGATGGCTCCGCGCCAGACGGACTCTCCGTTACAGTAATCAGGCCATTCCACGGTACACCGCCGGAATACGGAACAACGGATTTTCCTACTCCACCAGTTCCGTTGTATCGATACAGAACGCCATGGTCAACACCGGTCTCATAAAGGCGTTTCCCGACTTCGTCCCAAACAAGTTTTGCCATGTAGTTATTCCTCCTTAAAAATAGATAGTAAACGGGCTATGATAAAGGTTGTTTGAGATATAAGGAGACCCCTCTCGGCAGTAGACGAAATGCGTATACACATCTGTCGCCAGCTTCCGATCGGGGTCCATCTCAACAACCACTACATCATAACCCGCCGTATAGGAATATTTTTTGTTGTCAGCGAACCTCGTATCGCCTGCGGACCGCTTATAAATGATGCAGGGATACGAGAGTTTCACCGATTCGGGAGGTTGAAAATATACGTTCTTGCATAAAGCTTGAAACTCTCGCTGCAAGTCAAGGCTGCTGGCCATTGTATACGCCTCCCACGCTTAAAATAAGTCTAGGTCTTTGAACTTCGACGGCTGTTACGTTCCAGAGAACTCCCATGTACTCAACATACCGGATGAAAGCGAAATGATCATAAGCGAACGGATCGGCCACAATGCTGATTTCGTTGTTCACGTTTACATCGTCATTGACATTACCGCTCGTTTGCCACTTGCGGCTATTTCGAACGAGATCGCCGCAATACGTACGCTCCGTTACGGACTGAGTAAAGACGCCGGGCCGTGTTTCAACCGTCTCAACATAACCGACTTTTCCGTAAAACTTAGCCATTTTGATTTCTCCCTGTTGTAACTGATTAACCGCCGACGCCCGTATCAGTTACATCCTCTTCCAGAGCAATGGCCGACATCACGCGAGTGTTTGCACCGGAGCAGCGAGTCTCCAGCAAGCTCTTCTGCTGGTTGAAGTCGATATCGAAATCAGTGAAATGGGTGATTTCGCCGCCCTTGGTCGAACCGAGAGAATAGTCAGCCATGTTGTACATCAGGCCAAGCAGTTTCTTCTTTTTCTGATCTTTGGTAGTACGCACTTTGCCTTCAAACTGCTCGGCGGTGATGATCTCACCGACGTTCAGAGCCGCACGCAGTTCATTGACATTGTCATAGA